TTTTTTCAAGCAGAAGACGGCATACGAACTTTGTGAGTTAAAACTACAGAAGTATACAACGGCCATGGCGAAATCCACATACACTCGCAAATTCAACAAAATCAAAAAGGATGAATTGTGGCAACCAGAAATGGACGATACTTCGGAAACATACCTTGAATATGTCAAAGGTGTTATGTTAAGTTGCGCAGCAACTCCAGTAGTAGCCATTGAAAAACGCGTTGACTTTAGCCGTTATGTACCCGATGGATTCGGCACGGCTGACTGTATCATACTATCCGGCGACACCTTGCGCATCGTTGATTATAAGCACGGAAAAGGGGTAGTCGTTGATGCGGAACACAATCCGCAAATGATGTTATATGCCCTCGGTGCGATTGATGCATATAGATTACTCTATATGTTCAATATGGTCAAAATGACTATCGTGCAGCCCCGTGTTAATAATATCAGCGAATGGGAAATCTCTACGGCAGAACTACTGGATTGGGGTAATACATTTGTCAAACCTCGTGCAGATGAGGCTATGTCTGGTAACGGTAAATTTGAACCCGGCGACTGGTGCAGATTCTGCAGGGCAAAACAACAGTGCAAAGCCCGATATGATGCAAACGACTCATTGCACAGTGCGCTAGTTGCTAATCATGATCCTCGACTTATCTCGATGACAGAACTCGGTGAATACCTTCGTCGAGGGAAAGATGTCGCTGCTTGGCTCGAGGATATGAAAGACTACGCACTCACTGAATCTCTTAATGGGGTGACAGTCCCTGGCTGGAAAGCCGTAGAGGGTCGTGGTAGTCGGGCCTTTCAAGATACCGATGCTGCTATTGATACTTTAATCAAAGCTGGCATCGATGAAAGCATTCTATATGAACGCAAGACATTAACATTGGCACAGATGGAAAAGACCATCGGTAAAACCCAATTTAATGATATGGTAGGCGACATGATAGTTAAGAAAGCAGGCAAACCTACCCTAGTTGAGGAATCCGATAAGCGCCCTCGGATTACCAATCAACCTACTGCGGCGCAAATATTTAATGTATCTAATGATAATAATGGAGGTAATTAATTATGTCATTCGTTCCACAACCAACTGAAGTATTATTGCAAAATGTTCGTGTATCCTATTGCCATCTATTAGAACCTTGGGCTAATTCCACACAGCCTGGTGCTAAACCTAGATATTCAGCTACTATTCTTTTACCTAAAACTGATGTAGCTCAACACCAAGCTCTCATGAATGCTATCGATGCTGCCATCCAAGCCGCGCGTACCAAATTCGGTGCACGTGTTCCAGCACAGCCTAAAGTACCAATTCATGACGGTGATGGCTACACACAATCAGGTAAGGAGTTTGGTCCTGAATGTAAAGGTCATTGGGTATTTACGGCAGCGCAAGATGCTAGTTATAAAGTTGAAGTAGTCGATCTTCAGGGCAATCCTCTTACAAATCCTACACAAGTATACTCCGGCATGTATGTCAATGTACTCGTTCGATTCTTCTTCTACTCTAATCAATCCACTGGTATCGGATGTGGTTTAGGTCCTGTTCAAAAAGTACGCGATGGTGAAGCATTGGGTAGCATGCCAGTAGCTGCATCCTCTGTATTTGGTGCACCTCAAGGTAGCGCAGCTAATGTATATACTGGTGCTCCAGTAGCAGGTCAACCTGTACAACAACAAGCACCTCAACAAGGTTATGTACAACCGGCATATGCTACGACACCTCAGCAATCTGTGCAGCAAGCTCCTGTAGGCATTAACCCTGTAACTGGTCAACCTTACTAATAGGTGCCTGATATGAGGCATCTAAGTATTGATATAGAAACATATTCATCGACTGATATCTCATTCGGAGTGTACAAATACACTGAATCGCCTGATTTCGCTATATTACTCTTTGCGTATTCCTACGACTTTGGCCCTGTTGAAGTCGTAGATTTAGCGCAGGGAGGGGTAATTCCTGACTGTGTAATTCGTGATTTATTGAATCCGTATGTCATTAAACACGCCTACAACGCGCAATTTGAAATTACGTGTCTAAATCGTGCAGGTTTACTCACATCTGTTGATCAGTGGCAGTGCACGATGATTCACGGTGCCTACTTAGGATACCCTATGGGCCTAGCCTTACTCGGCAAGGCCCTGGGGTTACCTCAGGATAAGAAAAAGGACACATCAGGGAAAGCACTTATCAAGTACTTTTGTACGCCATGTAAACCTACTAAACGTAATGGGGGCCGTACCCGTAATCTACCTAAACACGATATGGATAAATGGAATGCTTTTATCGAGTACAACCGTCAGGACGTTGTGACTGAGATGGAATGTTATCACAGATTAGCTTCTTTCTCTGTACCTGATGATACGTGGAAAGATTGGTATCTTGATATCCAAATCAATAGTAGAGGGGTACGCATCGACCATGAATTGGTTGAGGGCGCCCTATTCATTGATGAAGAAAATCGCGAAATGCTGATGAATGAAGCTTATCAAATTACAGGACTTAGCAACCCTAACAGCCGGAATCAATTGCTTGATTGGTTAAATAATAATACTAATGTCAGTCTTGAAAAACTAACTAAGGACACTGTGACCGATGCTCTGACGGATGCTGATGATGTTGCCACAAAAGTACTTATGATTCGGAAGAAACTCGCGAAGTCATCTGTATCTAAATACACCATGATGGATGGTGCTATGGGTGTTGATCTTCGTCTCAGAGGAACATTACAGTTCTACGGTGCCAACCGTACCGGACGCTGGGCGGGTCGTCTTATCCAGGTGCAAAATCTACCGAGAAATTACATCGAGAACCTTGACACGGCTCGGCATCTCGTTAAAACCAAAAACCGTCAAGGGTTAGAACTTCTATACGGCGATGTATCGGATACGCTATCTCAATTAATTCGCACCTCAATTATTGCTGAAGAAGGCAATACATTATGTGTGGCAGACTTCTCGGCCATTGAGGCTCGTGTTATCGCCTGGTTATCAGGAGAACATTGGCGTCAACGTGTATTCGCTGAGGGCGGAGACATATACTGTGCTTCCGCATCATCGATGTTTGGTGTTCCCGTTGTTAAGCATGGCGAGAATGGACACCTTAGACAAAAAGGCAAAGTCGCTGAATTGGCACTTGGCTATCAAGGTGGAGTGAATGCATTAAAAGCCATGGGAGCTCTTGATATGGGACTCCATGAGGAGGAATTACCTGAAATCGTAAATTTATGGCGCAACGCATCTCCTAGAATAAGAGATTTGTGGTATGCCGTTGAGAATGCGGCCGTGTACACCGTTACTACCGGGAATCCTATAGGCCTTGACCATGGCATTATGTTCCGTTTGGAAATTGATCCAATATACGGCTACCGTTATATGACGATTGAGTTACCGAGTGGACGTAAGCTATTTTATCCAAGCCCAAGCATTAAGCAGAATGCATTTGGCAAGGATGCTGTACATTTTAAGACTAAGGTAAACGCTGCATGGGTTACTGAAAGTACCTATGGAGGCAAATTAGTCGAAAACATCACGCAAGCAGTCGCTCGTGATTGCTTAGCTTTGACTCTGCGCCGATTGGAGGATGTAGGATATCAAATTATCATGCACATCCATGATGAAGCTGTACTTGAAATCAACAAGGAGAATGCAGAATCTACATTGGATGATGTTAATGCTATATTTTCAATCAACATACCTTGGGCAGATGGACTGCTATTATCATCAGCAGGTTTTACTAACGACTATTATATGAAAGATTAGGAGGGGATACACTTGCAAAACGATAAACTGATTACCATCAGTATCGGTGCGAGTCGCACATCAAAGCAATGGACCCGTACGGAGATGTTGTGGTCCGAGTTTTGTGAACGCCTCAAAATCCCCGTTCGTACAACAGAAACCGTGGACGAATACCACAGATTACCAAAATCTGAGAAAAGCAAGTTAAAGGACATAGGCGGCTTTGTTGGTGGTACTTTAAACGGTCTGCAACGTAAAGCTATTAACGTGTCTGGGCGTGATCTGATTACTCTTGATATGGATGCCATATCGCCTGGGGAAACTGAGAACGTCGCCCGCACGATTGACAGCCTCGGCATGGCTTATGCCATCTACTCAACCCGTTCTCACACTGTGCATCGTCCGCGGTTACGTGTTATCGTCCCTACTGATAGAACGATGACACCTGATGAGTATGAGCCTATCGCTCGTAAGCTGGCAGAGCTCATCGGCATTGGTATGATGGACGGAACTACGTTCGAGGCCTCTCGGCTTATGTATTGGCCATCATGTCCGAATGATGCACAGTATGTATATTACGTAGGCGATAAGGCATTCTTATCTGCTGACGGTATGCTCAGCCAATATACTGATTGGCGAGATGTGCGTTCTTGGCCGCAAGTACCAGGTAAGGAAGCATCGCAGCATGAAAAGCAGTTACTTGCAAAGCAAGCTGACCCGAGAGAAAAGCCAGGTATTGTAGGTGCTTTTTGTCGAATATATGGCATCCGTGAGGCGATTGATAAATTCATACCTCATGCATATGTCGATGTTGATGGCAGCGAGGATCGTTTAACATTCGTTACTGGCTCAACGGTAGCAGGGGCGGTTATATATGATGATGATACATTCCTGTTCAGTCACCATAATACTGACCCGTGTAGTGGTCAATTAGTTAATGCCTTTGACCTTATCCGGCTGCATAAGTTCCACAGCTTAGATGAGACGGCTAAGGACGGGACGCCTGGGCACAAACTGCCATCTTACTTGGCTATGTCTAAACTAGCTATGCAAGATACGGTAGTCGTTAACGAACTCAACATGGCCCGCGCCCGAGAATCGGCATCAAATGTATTTGCTGATATTATCACGGATGTATCGGCTCATGCTGAGACATCTGACCTCGACCCTAATGCGTTGACGAATGTTGATTGGATGAAAAGCTCGACATTAAAGTACGACGAGAATGGTCGACCTAAGAACACACTAGATAACATGCTTAAAATCATGCACCATGATCCGGCGCTTGTCGGTAGACTTGCCTATGATAGATTTGGTTCAAGATACGTGGCAAAAGGGGCCCTACCATGGAACCCAACACCAGGACTTCGCATATGGACAGACGCAGATGATGCGGGCTTACGGTGGTACCTAGAGAATAAATATGATATCACCGGCAAAGATAAAATCATGGATGCCCTCATTATGTGCGCTGAGCAAAATGGATTTAATGAAGTACTAGATTACCTTAACGGGTTATCCTGGGATGGCATTGCCCGATTAGATACCATATTCATCGACTACTTAGGGGCTGAGGATAATGTGTATACTCGTGCAGCTGCTAGAAAGTCATTTACGGCGGCAGTAGCGCGAGCGTTTGAGCCTGGGTGCAAGTATGATACGATGCCAATTCTTATCGGCGGTCAGGGTATTGGTAAAAGTACCCTTATCCGCACGATGGGCAAGAAATGGTATGCTGATGGCTTAAATACCTTTGAGGGTAAGGAAGCTGCAGAAGGTATTCAAGGTAAATGGATCATAGAAGCCGGTGAAATGGCGGGGTATTCGAGGGCTGAAGAAAATGCGTCCAAGCAATTTCTAAGTCGTCAAGTAGATGTATTTCGTCAAGCCTATGGCCGACGTACGCAAGAGTATCCACGGCAGTGTGTGTTCTTTGGTAGCACGAATCAATATGAATTCCTAAAAGATATCACAGGTAATCGCCGATTTTGGCCTATTGATCTTGAGATGACGACTCCACGAAAGAACATATTTGTTAATCTTCCGGGAGAAGTTGACCAGTTATGGGCGGAGGCCTTGTATCGGTATAAAAGCGGGGAAAGCCTCATTATCGAGGATGACCCGGCTGTACTAAAACTGGCTGATGCGGCTAGAGAGGCACATATGGAATCAAACACCAAAGCAGGACTGATTAATGAGTTTTTATTAATCAAGGTACCTTTAAATTGGAATGTGATGAGTCGGAGCGCCCGGAGGACGTATCTTAGCATGAATGCTAAACCTGCCGAGGGTCAAGAGTTAGTATATCGTGACCGTATTTGTGCGGCAGAGGTATGGTGGGAATGTTTTGGTAACGACCCAAGTCGCATGAAGAAGATCGAGACCAGGGAAATTAATCAAATACTGGCGGACTCCCCGTACACAATGGGGGGAAGTCAGTTGATGAGATTTGGTGAATATGGACATCAAAGAGGGTTCAGAATCAACGAGTCAAAACTGAAATTATAACGTTAACATTCTCAATTAAGCGTTAACATTCTCAGTATTTTTGTTAACATTAGAATGTTAACGAATTCGGAGAATGTTAACGTACTATGTTAACGCATAAAGTCAGTATTTATCTATATTCATATAGGTTGGTTAACAATGTTAACATTATATACTGGTAAATATCAAAACAAAGAATTTTAAGAAAAAATACGCCCTTTACAGCCTTAATTTGAACCCTCATATACGCGTATGTAAACATGTTAACGTTTAAAGATTTCAGAGGTGAGAAATGTTAGAAAAGGATATCGAGAGAAAATTAGTTGCAGGCGTCAAACGTTCGGGAGGTAAAGCGTATAAGTTTGTATCCCCTGGTAATGTCGGTGTGCCTGATCGAATCGTCATATGGCCAAATGGTGTTATCCATTTCGTAGAATTGAAGACATCCAAAGGCGTACTTTCGCGATTGCAGGGTGTCCAAGCCCGTGAACTTCAAAAGCTAAATCAAAAAGTATTTGTGTTAAAAGGTGCAGATGCGGTGGCTGGTTATTTGGAACAATTTACGGAAGAATTCGGGGTGAAAGCGTAATGCAGTTTATTCCGCATGCGTATCAGCGATATTGTATCGACAAGACCGTTAATCAAAATAAGATAGGGTTATTCCTGGATATGGGTTTAGGGAAAACGATTATCACGTTATCTGCCATATACGAATTGAAGTACTCCAGATTTGCCATCCGTAAAGTGCTAATCATAGCGCCTAAGAAAGTAGCGGAGGCTACATGGCAACGAGAAGCACGAAAATGGGACGGTGTAGGTATATTAAGGATATCTACTGTATTAGGCAGCCTGAAAAAGCGTATTAAGGCTTTAAACACACCTGCCGACATCTACATCATTAATCGCGAGAATGTAACGTGGTTAGTTGATTACTACAAGAATGCATGGCCGTTTGACATGGTAGTTGTGGATGAATCTAGTTCTTTTAAAAATCACACAGCTAAGCGTTTTAAGTCATTAGCCTATATGCATAACCACATCAAGCGTATGGTGTTGTTAACAGGTACGCCAGCCCCTAACGGATTAATCGACCTATGGGCGCAAGTGTATTTATTAGACCGAGGTGAGTCGTTAGGAAAAACGTACACAGGATTTAGAGATTACTATTTCGAGCCCGATCAGAGGTCACGCGAAATGGTGTATTCCTATAAACCTAAATCCGATTCAAATGACAGTATCATGGCGGCAATATCTGGGTTATGTATATCCATGAAAGCCAGTGACTATTTGGAGCTACCTCCAATCATCAACGATATTAAATATGTGCAGTTAGATGCAAAAGCTAAAAAGGCTTACGAAGATATGGAGCGTACGTCTGTATTAGAGTTGATTGAAGCTGGCGAAGATATCACAGCTTTGAGTGCAGCAGCATTATCTACAAAACTACAACAGTTAGCGAACGGTGCTGTATATGATGGTGATAGGAACGTTCATGAGATACACGGCTGTAAGATTGAGGCTTTTATGGAACTTGTAGAACAGTTAAACGGCAAGCCTGCATTAGTGTTTTACAATTTCAAACATGACTGTGAACGACTAAAAGCAGCATTAGCTAAGACTAAATTACGTGTCCGTGAGTTAAAGGGTGCCGATGATGAGATAGCGTGGAATGCTGGAGAAATTGACATTCTATTAGCGCATCCGGCTAGTACGGCATACGGGCTTAACTTACAAGACGGCGGGAACCACGTAATATGGTTCGGGTTAAATTGGAGTCTTGAGTTATATCAACAAGCTAATAAGCGGCTACACCGCCAAGGTCAAATGGAGAAGGTAATTATCCATCATCTAATATGTGAGGGGACTCGTGATGAGGATATGATGGATGCACTAGCGCAAAAGGACCGGGCGCAGGAATATGTGCTGCAAAGTTTAAAAGCGAGAATTGATAAATACAGAAAGGATGATTAATATGGATCAATTTATAATGGCAGGATTAATCGGAGCCATCGTGGTAATGGTGAGTTACACGACTATTCAAGTTATCGATATCGTTGATAAATACCTTGATAATCGAAGATACATGGCTACATTTGGGCTGACTCCAGGCAGGTTGTATGAGAGACCCAATAATCCCCCGCCGCCACCTATTAAGTTATCAGCTAATGAAAATCTAGAACGATTACAGAAGGTATCGAATCAATCAGGATTAACAATAGAGAAAGTTATAGCAGATAAATCTCCTAATCGCATAGTTAATCAATGCGATGATATAAACCACCCAAGCCATTATACACAAGGCGATATCGAGGTTATCGATTACATCGAAGACAAGAAGCTAGGATATCGATTAGGTAATGTTGTGAAGTATGTATCCCGAGCTGGTCATAAGGACGATGCTATTAAGGATTTGAAAAAAGCCCGTTGGTATCTAAATCGTGAAATTGAAAAGAGGGAACAGCATGACAAAAGTCGAGCGTCTACTAATTAACAAAGGGCATTATCTAGATGACACGTATCATCTTGTCATGGATATAGTTAAGGTTGTAGATAATCTCAAAGATAATGTTGCCGAGAGATTAGATGACGACCTGAGTGATGATGCGTACGCCATGTGCGAAGAGATGTTTACTGCTGTCGAGCAATGCAAAGCAGATATGGTAGAAGCCATTGAGGATATTGTCGAACGTATGGAGGTAAAGGATGCAAAAGCGTAGAAGCAGGGCAGATGTGATTGTAGGTGCCATACAGTCAGATTTAAGTCTTGCCATCATACGAGCCCGTAATAGGCAACTGAGATCACCTATGCTAGATGATAGGATTCGTGAAAGCGGATACATTGACGGATTACTGCGAGCACAGATGATTATCAGTAAATATGGAGACTATCGAGTATGATGGCTAAGGAAGAACTACAAGCTGTCCGCCATACTGAGCAGCGAATGCGTGCGTTAGAGATTCAGCTAGGTGCGATTAACCGAGATTTACATTCAGAAGCTATACAGATATGTGAATCGGGAGATGCTATGCCACGAATCAGTAAGCACTTACAAGAATGTAGGGAGGAACTGAACAGAGAATGGGATGAGTTGATTGATTCTCGAAACAAGGTCAAGCAAGTCATCAACCAAATAGCTGACGGACAATACAGGGATGTATTGAATCTCAGATACATTAATGCATTGCCATGGGAGCAGATAGCTGTCGAACTAGGGTATTCGTGGCGACAAGTTCACAGACTTCACAAGAAAGCAATCGCTGAATTTGAAAAGATGGCATAGAATGGCACACTCTTAATTTAATATAATGTAAATGTAGTAGATAGCAGGCAGTGTCTGGCCCGCACAATATGTCTGCCTGCTGCACTGCCCCGGGGTAGACCTTACTTAGTTGAGGTCTACCCTTTTTTATTGAGTATCAATGATAATAGCTAATTGAGAAAATAAAAATTTGGAAAAGGTACTCCGCGGGCGAAAAATGGCCGCTGGTCGCCCCCGCGCGATGGTCCTCTCTCTGTGAGAAAAATTTTCCTGTTGAATGTAGAAAGACGAATTTAGAAAGGAGTACACCTATGGCGGACACAAAACCGAGAGTGAAATTTGATGCTGCAGGCAATCTGCTCGTATCAAGCACTCAACTATGTGACCTCTTGCGGGTCACTCCGGAAATTATTTCTCGACATCATAAAGCAGGAATGCCTAAAGCATCTGTAGGTTGGTGGAATCTCCGAGAAGTCCTTGTGTATTTAGGGCAGGCGAAAGGGGATAATGCTAAAAGTAAATCCGCATCAACTCGTAAGTTAGAAGCCGAAGCAGATTATAAAGAAGCAAAGGCCGCGCGTGAAAAGAAAATGCTAGATGTGCTTAATGGCGAATATGTCCCTCGTGCTGATGTTGCACAGGCATGGGCTAGCCGAGTATTGGAGATGAAGACATCATTTACCAAATTAGGTAAGCGTATCGGAAGCGAGTTCACGGATCCTGAAGAACGTGCTCGTGTAGAAAAGGTGGTGAATGGCCTTGTCGAAGAATACCTCGAAAGCTACGCACGCGAAGGCGAGTACACGCCGAAAGTCAAAGCCACGGGAAAAGGTAAGTCCAAAGGTTGACTGGTTCCCTGAGGAATTAGAGGCATTCAAGCCACCTGAAAGATACACCGTTTCGGAATGGGCGGATAGGTACAGGGTACTGACTAATATATCTGCCGAACCTGGGCGCTGGCGTACAGCACGGACACCTTATCTCAAGGAGCCTATGGACAAATTCACAGACCCTCTCATTGAAAGCATCTCGTTATGTTTCGGAGCGCAGATTGGTAAGACGGAAACTGAGCTTAATATGATTGGATATGCGTTACATCAAACCGTATCTCCAACCATGATGGTTTATCCGACGGATACTATCGCGAAATTCGCTAGTGATAAACGTGTACAGCCAATGATTAGGAGCGTAGAACCGCTTGCGGATATGTATGACGAAAGCAGTAAGCTACTAGAGTTAGACTTCGTTAATGGGAATTACATGGTGCTCGTAGGAGCGAACTCACCAAGTAGCTTGTCAAGTCGGTCAATTAAGTACTTATTCTTCGATGAAATTGATAAGTACCCAGCTTTCTCCGGTAAGGAAGCGAATCCGATTAAGCTGGCTGAGGAACGTACCAAGACATTCGTTGATAAGAAGATTGTAAGGGTGTCAACTCCTACGATTGAAAGTGGCAATATTTGGCAATCCTATATGGGCGCAAATGAACGTAAGCAGTATTACGTGCCATGTCCGCATTGCGGTGTGTCGCAGACCCTCAAATTCAAACAGATAAAATGGCCGGAAGAACACCATGGCAATGCGGATATGATACGTGATACCGCATATTATGAGTGCGAACATTGTAAGCACCGTATTGATGATAAGCATAAGATGGATATGCTCCGGCAAGGTGAATGGCGGGCGGTGAATGAATCGCAAGTTCGAGTCGTCCGATCGGTCGCCTATCATCTATCATCTCTATATTCTCCATGGGTCACCTTCGGGGATGTAGCGTATGAGTTTGTCAAATCAAAAGATACGCCAAGTGAGTTAATGAACTTCATCAATTCGTGGCTAGCAGAGCCGTGGAAATCTGCGAAAACTAAAAGCACGCAGAACCTCGTGTTTACGCAGTCGGAAGTGCCTCGCGGTATTGTGCCACAGCATGCGCCACTACTTATCGCCTCTGTCGACGTGCAGCAAGATCATTTCTGGTGGGAGGTTAGAGCCTACGCTCATGGAGTATCAAGTTACTTAGTCGATTATGGTCAAGCAAGTAGTTGGGCAGATTTAACCGAGATACTCATCGATAGAGAATATCCATCAGAGTATGGTGAGGCCCGTAAGATTGTGAGGGCCGGTATCGATAGTGGCTACCGAACAGATGAAGTATATCAGTACTGTGCGCAGTACCCAGAAGTATGCGTACCAGTTAAAGGTGATTCATCACACAGTCCTCTAGCTCCGCCTTATAAGATGAGCAGCATCGAGAAGGGCGTCATCGGAGGCATGAAGCTGTACGTAGTGAATACCGATTACTGGAAGGACTTTATATTTGCACGTATGGTACGTCCGGCTAATGAGCCTGGCACAATCCATTTATTTAAGGATTGCCCAGAGGAATATTCGGAGCACCTCCGGTCGGAGGAAAAGCAAGAAATCCGAAATGTAAAGACCGGAGCAGTTACAGTGCAATGGAAACCATTAACCAGTCATCCAACAAATCACTTATTGGATACGTGTGTATACAACGCCATGGTGGCGGACTCGGTAGGTGTTAAATACTTACCCGAATATAATCTGGATACCGATGAGGGGGACGAAGATACGGATGATGAAGACTTTAATGCAGATAGCCGAGGTTGGTTTAGTTAAGAAGGAGGTGAGACCATGAGCGCAAGAGAAGACTTGGAGCGTATTCGAACGATAATCGAGGAAATTGAGACGAATGGATACGCCGAGATGTCTGTAGGTGGTAAGCGATTTAAGACGCATGACCTGCCGACATTATACGCCCGTGAACGTGAGTTAATGTCTCGCGTTGATGATGAGGAAGGTAATAGCACGACATCCTACGTGTCATGGGAGCGACGATGAACATACTTGATAAGGTAATAGCTTATTTCAATCCAGAACGAGCTGCCCGTAGAGCATATTTCCGTAGTTCGCTTGAACGTGGATATGATGCGGCGTCAACAGATCGATTGAGTGGCGACTGGATGCCAGTATTTGGTACAGCTGAACAAGTAGCATCAGGCCAACGTGATTTGATTCGAGGTCGTGCACGTGCAGCAGAACTTAATAGTGACCTTGCTGAAAGTGTTGTATTGGCATTATTACGGAATGTAGTAGGTACCGGAATAAAGCCACAGTGCAAAATTAAGACCCGCGCAGGAAAGCTGAATGAAAGACTCAATAAGAAAATTGAGGAAGCTTGGGCGGACTGGGTGGATAAGGAAAACGCGGATATCCGAGGAATATCTACGTTCTACGAGTTGCAAGAAATGGCTCTGCGCCGAATGGTCTATGACGGGGAAATCCTAGTTAATATGACCTCCGAAGGCGCAGATATACCACTATCATTACAGCTTATCGAGGGCGAGAATATCGGAGCCGTATCGGTAAGCGAGAATGGCAACAGTATTGTTAATGGCGTGGAAGTTAATAAATACGGAAGACCAATAGCATATCACGTATTCCAAACAGATCCATTAGGAATACGGTCGTTTAACGAGGCAAGGCTGCCAAGTAATAGGGCTTTTCTATTACATAAGCCTCGCAGACCTAGTGAACTGCGCGGGGTTAGTATGTTAGCCCTCGTATTAAAGCGTATTCATGACGTAGATGAATACATGGATGCCGACCTTATAGCGGCTCGTGTAGCCGCATGTTTCGGCGCGTTCGTAACAAGTAATACTGGGGGTAACCCGATGGTTGCGAATAAGATTGATAGTAAAGGCAAGAAAGTTCGTTCAATGGCGCCAGGGATTATCCAACATCTACGTGCAGGTGAATCAATTTCATTTGCGGAACCTAAGCGAAATGCAGGAACCGCATCAGAATACTCAGCGACACAAACAAGACGCATAGCGTCAGGTATGGGTCTAAGCGCGGACATAGTGACGCGCAATATTAGTGGTAACTTCTCCGCAGCTCGGCAGAATATGCTGGAGGACCAGCAATCATTCAAGCAGATGCAGCGTTTTATAATTGAGCATTTTTGTATGCCGGCATCGCGCTGTTTCATTGAAGCATGCTACCTAAAGGGAATTATCCCGGCCAATGACTATGCAGCAAACCCAAAACTTTATAAAAAGGTAGCGTGGTTAGCTCCAGGCTGGTCTTGGATTGACCCTGTTAAGGAAGTTAACGCTAACAAGGAAGCCATTAAGGCAGGACTCACAACGCTCGAAGACGTATGTAGTGCATCTGGTAAGGACTGGGAAGAAGTGCTGGAACAGCGGAAGCTGGAACAAGACCGCATTAAGGAATTGGGTGTTGCCCTTGATATGAATGGGGACATAACGAATCTAGCGGATGATAGCGCCACTGATATGAAAGGAGATGATAGCTAGTGGGGAAATTTGCAAAGAAGCAGCTCTTAGGTAAATATGCCCGAGAGGCGCAAATTACAAATATCGAAGCGAACGATGATCGTACCGTCGAATTGTCCTTTTCCTCTGAAGAGCCATATGAAAGATGGTTCGGAACAGAGATATTGTGTCATGACGACGGATGCATTAACCTAGACCGCTTTAATAATGGATTAGGCACAGTGTTATTTAATCATGACCGCGACGCGGTTGTCGGCCACATCGAAAAGGTGTGGATTGAAGACAATCGAGGTAAAGCGATTGTTCGATTCGATGAAGACGATGAGTCTGAAAAGATTTATCAAAAAGTGCTAAAAGGCACACTACAGGGCGTGAGTGTCGGATATGACATAGGCCGATATGAGGAATTAATCGATTCCGATTCTAAAAGTTCCAATGGCCGGTTTACAGGCCCAGCATACGTAATTACATATTGGGAACCATTGGAGATTAGTGTTGTGTCCGTCCCTGCAGATCCGACTGTAGGGGTAGGCAGAAGTGTAGAAGATAATGAGGAGGAACCTATGAAAGGTGATGCAAAAGCAAAAGGCACTGAGCAAAACGTGCCACAAGTAGTACCGGAAGTACCAGAGTCCGGAGTTAAAGGTTTTAATGCAGAAGATGCTAAAAAGTTGATTGCGGCAGAACGTGAACGCGTATCTACAATCACAAGTCTATGCCGTGATTTCGAAGTTGATGGTGTAGATGAATTCATCAAATCCGGCAAATCTGTTGCCGAAGTTCGTGAGGTTGTAATGGATGCGTTGCGTGAACGTAATAAACCAGTAATCACTAAAGTCGGTGAAGCAGATTCTGATAAGTTCCGCATGGCTATGCAAGATGCTTTGATGATGTCTGCAGGCATCCCTGTTGCGAACCCTGCACCAGGCGCAAATGAACTTCGTTCTATGTCCTTGATGGAATTAGCTCGAGAGTCCTTAGTTCGTGAAGGCTTAACCGCTAACTATGCTGATCGTTTGGAATTGGCTCGTGAAGCTATCAACTCCACATCCACATTCCCAATTGCTTTGTCTAACGTAGCAAATAAATCCTTGGTACAAGGCTATGAAACTGCACCGGCTACATTCGATGCATGGACCGGCAAAGGTAGTAACCGTGATTTCAAACCGGCAAAACGTATTTTACTTTCTGAAACAGCTGAATTGAAACTCGTTCCTGAAGGTGGACAATTCAAGGATTCTAAGTTGGAAGAAGCTGGTAACGACGTTCGTGTATTAACATACGGTCGTACATTCAGCTTAACACGACAAGCTATCATCAATGATGATTTGGGTGTGTTCAAAGATATTGCTTCCAAATTTGGTCGTTCTGCAAAGGATACCATCAACAGCATGGTGTACGGGTTGCTAACAGGTAATACCGTATTGAGTGACGGTAAAGCACTATTCGGTACTGACAGAGGCAACTTGGCGGCTACTGGTGCTGAATTAAGTGTTGCATCCTTATCTGCGGGTGTAGCAGCAATGCGCCGCCAAAAGCATATTGGCGAAAATCGCAATTTGAACATCGCACCTACATATTTGATTATTCCGCCAGAACTCGAAGCATTGGCTTACGAATTGGTTAAATCCACAGTGGACCCAGCTCGTAGCAATGATACAGTTAACCCATTCGGCGGTCGATTCACTATTGTAGTTGATGCGGCATTAACAGATCCACACGCATGGTATTTAGCAGCTCGTCCTACAGATGTTCAAACTATCGAAGTAACGTACTTGAACGGTGTTGAAACACCTCGATTGGAAACACAAACAGGCTTTAAAGTTGACGGCATCGAGTACAAAGTAGCAATGGATTGCAACGCAACAGCGCTCGACTTCCGTGGTTTGTACAAAAACCCTGGTAAATAATTAGTAATTGATTTAGGAGGTAACTAGATATGGCACAATTCATTCAAGAATTAGATCGTATTGATTTTAAAAATACAGCATCCGATATGATTGCCGTAGGGGATATTGTCCCTGTCGGCAAAATGCACGGCGTGGCAATAACTGATATTGCGCCTGGTGCAATCGGTGCGGTTAAGGTCACAGGATGTTTTACAGTTGATGCGGTTGTGGCAGATGCATTCGCGGTAGGTGATGTTGTGTATTTTGATAAAACGCAAAAGCGTGCAACCAAAACAGACACAAATCCAGTATTGGGCATTGCCATCTCTGCAAAATCTGCAAGCGCTAAGACCGTTGATGTAGCTCTTTGGCCTAATGTAGAAAAGTAATGTAAGGGCGGGCATACGCCCGCCTACTTCATAGGAGGTAATACACTATGAAATTAGGATATAGGCCTAATGCATTGCTTTCTGTATTTGGTGAACGAATTACCTACAAAGGCCAAGCTATCAAAGCTAGCGTGGAGATTGGCGAATATGATGGCAAAGGTTCCGGATTCGTCGATAAAGCACTAGCCGATAAGGCTCAAATTTGGGTGCGTGCTAAGGATGTTCCCGAACCACGATCAAAAGACGAAGTGTATATCAATAGCGAGAAATGGTACGTTGATCACATTTCTAACTTTGACGGCACGATGTATTGCCTTGAAATTGTCCATAATGTGAGGGCGGTGAGACCGTAATGAATAATGAACCTATTACGATTACAGACACAGCTACGCCGTATCTGAATTTCATCGCGGAAACCAAACCAGACTGGATGCGTAAGGCATTAAAGTCAACAGGATGGATGATGCAAAAAGAAATAAAGCAGGGCATTCGGTCAGGTGCACCGGGCGGACGTAAGTATCCTAACTTCATGGCACCGGCTCGCAGGGCGGCATTTGAGTCAGCATTTGGTGCGAAACTTCGTAAAGCATACCAAAGTGGTGGACGAGCTGAACGAGAGTCCTGGGGTTCTAAATCGCGAAATGTCTTACTCGATATGGGTATTAGTGCCAGGACAATCGGCTATAGTCCACTCGGTAAGTTATCGAATGCAGTTGGGTATCAATATGACAAAGGCAAGCAATCCGTCCGAGTTGGGTGGTTATCTAATTCGGCTAAACGGTTAGGCGAACGTATCGAGGAAGGCTACACTAAGCAAATTACAGAGCCTATGCGCAAGAAGTTATTTGCTGCAGGTGTACCGTTACCGAAGGGAAAATCGATGTTCAAAATTCAGCCGCGTCATACTTATGGTCCTATGAAAGCCGCGCTACAGCCTAAATTAAAACCTTATATTGAGGGTAAGATAGGCGACTACGCTATTTATGGTCCGGCTGCGCAATCCGCGTCGCGACGGAACTATAAGGTAAGGTGATATTAAATGTTACAACAAACAATCCCCATGTCACGTATAGTGAACCGATGGGCGGAAGCCTTATCGACAGATGAAGGATTAAATAAATTTTGTAATGACAAATACGGAAAGCCGGCGCAACTGTATGTCGGTTATGACGATGTTGACGCCCCGCTTGAAGATGACTGCCCTTGCATCATATTACTGCCAAGTAGCAAACAAGAAGGATTTAACGACGAATATCACTATTCGTTGATGATTGTCTGGGGTATTGTACGTCAAGGCGCAATTCGCGATAAGAATATCATTCGATATGATGGGGCCCTTGAATCAGATAATTTAGGGCAGCTAATTATCGAGTGCATCTGCAGGGTCAATACGGCGTTCCCAGTTATCGATATAGATTATGAATTGGATAGCATGAACTGGCGTCCTGTATTTACTGGGCGCCTGACAGCTACTATTACCATCCCGCATGTAATCGGCGGGAATATTGAATATTAAAGGAGGAAATGCATATGGCAACAGCAAAACGTGCACAGGGTTCTCAGTCCCATGTGGCGATTGCGTTTGAGGCGGATTTTGGTACAACGCCATCCACTGGCGGTGTAATCACGCCAATCATATCTAGCTCCGTGAAAGCTAGTCAAAACTTAAATGACTCCACTGTGATACGTGGTGATCGTAATCCTGCAGCGCCATTCCGTGGCAACATTGACACGTCCGGTAGTTTAACCGTGCCTGTTGGTGTTATTGACATCGGATACTGGCTAAAAGCTGCATTTGGTCAACCGACTTCTAATACAACTGGTCAAGCGCCAAATAAGAAGTCTGAGCATGTGTTTAAAATCGGTAATACGATGCCGTCGTTAACTATTGAGCAGGGCTACCCTGATGTTAATGTGTTCCAACAATTCGCTGGTGTACGAGTTAGCAAACTAGGATTCAAATTTGGCGGTGACTCCGAACTTACAGCATCTGTGGATGTAATGGGCTGCAAGGAAACATTAGCGGCCACTACATTTGATGCTGCAGCTAAGGCGGTAAACTTCTTACCATTCCAAAATCTTAACGCGACTATCAAAGAGGGCGGCGTTACTGTGGCCAATATTCTAAGTTGCGATATCAATTTTGATTTTGGCTTGGACGGTGACTCTTATGCTATCGGTGGTAAAGGCTTTAGAACGTATATTGACCCAGGTATTGTTTCAATCTCCGGAACGATTAAAGCGTTCTTCCAAAACAAAGACCTTTTGAATAAAGCGGTTAACGGTACGGAATCCAGCTTGGAAGTACAACTTACGCAAGATGACTGGACATTAACATTCAAGTTGCCTGAACTTGTGTACGAACGACAATCTCCAGGCATCGATGGTCCTCGTGGCGTCAATATTGAATTGCCATTTAAAGCATACTATCGTGCAGATGCTGGCCGTTCCGCATCCATCATTACATTAGTTAATAATCAAGAACAATACTAGGAGGTGCCAATATGGCATTTGAAGATATCAAAGTAAGAGGATTAACATTCGCTGAACGTGGCGAATTAATTAAATCCGGTTTAGACCCATTGTATACTCCAGTTCCGGAGGAAGCACCGGACACAGAGCGCTTATTACGTTCTCGTGAGCTTGCACAATGGATTATGCAGCATATCTACGGTCTAACTGAGGATGAAATCAACGCAGCACCAGACAATGATCTTATGGAGATTGCGCTTGATACCATGCGGTTTACTCACGAAAAAAAGGCTGAAATCGAAAAAAACTAGTTGATGCGTGGAGTTGGCTCAACTCCGACAAACCAAAATACTGCTCCGATTGTATCAAGATGCAACGTGAGGCTAAACAGAATTTTGACTGCTCGGAGTGTGAGTTTAATTCCCCGCATCAATTAGATGGTACACGACAAGCAATGCGAGTATACAACGCTAGTCGTATGCAACGACGATGGCATTCAGGCGGTATTGCAGGATTCGATATGCCAGCGGTATTAGAAGTGGCGAAGGCTTACGGCATCGAGCCACTACCGCACCTTATCGATTTGCTTGTAATCTTGGAGGCTAAAGAGTTGGAGGTGGCGCACAAGAATGGCCAATAATTTAATTGATATTGTCGTTCAGCTGACCGATAAGAATACGGAAGCAGGACTCAAGAAAATTACAGCTAGTGCCGAAGGCGCCAAATCCGCCCTTGGCAAAATGAAGAATGACCTTATGGCGATAGGTGCCGGTGTCGGTGTTGTAGGCATCGGTGCCAAATTAGCCAAAGAGGCTATTCAATGGGATGTAGCCGTTAAGAAATTATCCGGTATCACTGGTGCTACGGCAAAAGAAACCAGTGAACTATTAGCAGTAGCTAATTACATGGGTATTGCTATGGAAGATAGCGCTGGTGCATTTGCTAAGTTCTCTAAGAACGTCGGAGCGGCCAAAGAGAAAATGGAAGTCGCTCGAGCAGAAGGAAAGCTCGGCACTGATATATTTAGTAAATTAGGCTACACGCTTGAACAGATTCAAGGTAAGAATACCGTTGAAGTGTTCAAGATGATACAAGAACGATTAAGAGGGATGAAGGACGGGGCTGAAAAGACTCGTGTCGAAATGGAACTCTTTGGACGTACCGGGTATCAAATGCACGCCATGCTTAACATGTCCGCTGAGCAGATGGACAAAGTGGCTGAACGTGCCAAAGCAATGGGGCTTATCATCGACGATGATACCGCATCTAAGTCTGCAAAGCTAAATCGGGAATTAAAAGATTTAGAGAATACAGGTAAAAGGCTTGCAGTATCCATCGGCCATGAGTTAGTTCCTGTTTTTAATGACTACGCAAATGGCGTGTTAGACGTTGCTAAAGAATTCGAGTCGATGACTGCTGAGCAAAAGGAAGCTATCGGTGGAATTGTTAAATTCGGTGCAGAAGCTGGGGCAGTAATCATAGTCATGAGGTCACTAACCAGTGCACTCGGATTTATGAAAATAGCTACGCTTGCCGCTGCGGGGCCATGGGTAACATTGGCTACAGTAATTGGACTTGCAGGGAAAGCGTTACTCGATTTTCGTTACAATGAAAAAACATCCGGGTCCGATTTAGGTGTGGAACTCAGAGGAAGTAAAATTCATAAGAATACGAATTCCACATCCGGGTTGGCTAAGGAATTTAAAGCATCGCATGATACAAGGTATTGGGTTGAAGATTCTGCTTTATTCGGACTAATAAAAAACGATCGCATGGCCACAAAAGCAGAAGGGGCAGAGATCGATTCCTTATTAGCCCTTAAACACGCCCATGAAGTCAAACAAAAAGAGACTGAAGAAGAGCTCGAAAAAGCAAAGCAAGCAATCGCTAATGGCGGATTAACGAATACCGAGGCTATCAATAAGGCGAATGAAGAGGCAGCGAAAGCGGCTAAAGCTCAAGAGCAGGCAGCTAAGAAAGCCCAACAAGCGGCTGAAAAGTTGACGAGTGCAGTGGAACGCATGGCCGATTTGTATCGGTCACTTACTTTACAAAGCCTACAAATTGACGGCAGTCAATACGAAATTGATAAGCTAACTGCTAAGAACCAGTTTGAGTCAAACGAAAAAAATATTCGTGATATTATCCGCTCTGTTTCAGGTTTGAATAGCGGTGCTACAGGACAAGCTGTGAGCGTACTGGATGCAGCTAATGAGCAACTCGGTAAGGCATACGAGTTAGGAGCAGACGGTACATGGGCAACGGATTGCGGCAAGCTATTCTCTGACTCTGTACTACAAGCATTCGGCAAGGATGTACCTCGATATGTTCCATCTATCATGGACGCAGCAAGAGCCGCTGGCGCCTGGCATGATGAGGGCGATGGATATGTTCCTAAAGCCGGAGATGGTGTGGTTGTACTTGGTGATAATCATATTGTAATTAGTGACGGAAACGGCGGATATACTGGTGCTAATTCCAGTACTGGTGTAGTTAGCAAACCGAGCGTATCAAGTGATTTTGGCGCTATCACTGGATATATTGACACAGCTAAGTATGCAGGTGCTGCATCAAGCGCCACTGCTGATTCTGTCGGCAGCGCAGAAAATGCTAAGAAATTAGCTGAGTCTGACCTAACTGCTTCCGTTCGCGCTAAGAATGAAGAGTTGTATCAAAAGCGATTAGCTGAGGCACAACGAAATCAGACTATCCGTGTTCGTAAGATGAACGAGGATATTAAGAAACTCGATCTTGAACGCACTGGCGACCGATTGCAATTACTTAAAGCGGAAGCTGAAGCACAAAAGGCGCAGATTGATGATAACGTTCGGGAGTATACAAAAGCCGTAGGCGATAAGGAACTCGCTGAAAAGAAAGCTCAAGCAGAGCGACTAAAAGTGGCGTCTGATACTGAGCAGAAAATCAGAGAGTTGGCGTACACGCAAACGAGTGAAACTGTTGACCACTTAACCAATATGGTTGCGCTTGGTCGATTGTCTCGTAGTGATGCGGACGCGCTACTTGCTGAAGAGTTAAAGACCTATATTGATTACGCACGAAGCGAAGTCAATGAGGCCCAGTTAACGGCTACCCAAAGGCTGCAGATTGAAAAGAACCTATTAGAGTCCCAGCAGAAGCTATGGGAACTCGCAGGTCGCAGTCTGAAAACAAGCCTACAAGAAGCTGCACGCCAATATAAGCAAGAGACTACCAATTATGCTGATTTAGCTAAATCGACTTTTGATAGTACGATGAGCTCTATCAATTCAGCATGGACAAATAATCTCGAGGCTATGGCAACAGGAACGAAGTCATTCAGTAAAGGCATTAAGGATATATTCAAGGATATGACAAACGCCATCATCAAAATGATGATACAGTTGACGTTCCAACAATATGTTATGCCTAAGTTACAAGATTTATTTGGCAGAGCAGTAGGCGGCATTGGTTCCCTAGGTGCTGCAAAAGGGACATCGTCCTTTGCTGGTGGCGGTTCGTTTAGCTCTGCATTTACAGGCAATCGATTTGCTGCCGGAGGAAAAACGAACCCAGGGCTTATGTTGGTTGGTGAAAACGGACCGGAACTATTACAGTCCTCTGGATCACACCGCATTTATACGGCAAGCGAAACCCGCAGATTGGTAGGTGGTGCTGCAAGTAACAATGTAGTGGTTAATATCGTCAATCAGTCTGGCCAAGAACTCGAAAGCAAACAACAGAATTCTCGGTTCGACGGAGAAAATTACATCATTGATGTAATGGTTCGTGCAGCTAATACAAATAAAGGAGGTGTGCGAGACGCCATTAGGGCGGCCGCAACTTAATTATGGCTACATTTCCAGATATACGATATCCAATATATCCAATCCAGGAAACTACGCCGGACGTAACATATAAAGGCCAAGTCGAGAATATGACGTTAATTACTCGTAAGAAAACAACTAAAACCCTACGGACATACTCCGTGGGGTACAAGTTGCCGACTGCCGAGTATCAACGATTGAAGGCATTCTTCGACGAGGTCAACTGCTCCGGTATTTTCGATTGGGTTCATCCGGAAACCCGTGAAACTCTTCACGTGCGATTCGCCGACCAGTTAGACTTTGCAGCGAATGACTACGGCGTTTGGACGGGTACTGTTAAATTACAGGAGGCTTGATATGTTACCACTATCGACCGCATCAATGATTGAGAAAAACCAAATATCAGCCACTGGGGTATGGCTCATGTTGTTAGATATTACTTACAACAAAGAAACGGTTCGACTTGTCAATAATACGGAAAATATCCAATTCAAGGGGAATACATATATAGCCTTTCCTTTCCATTTAGCAGATGTCAATAAGAACCAAACGGACTTGCCAAATGTGAAATTATCTGTGTCTAATGTGACTCGGACTATCCAACGTATGTCCGAAACTAACAAAGGCTTCACTGGTGCGGATGTTATTATCCGAATTGTGAATACGTCGATTCCAGACGTGTGTGAACTGGAAGAGCATTTTGTGATTACAGGAGCGCAGGCTAATGCTGAATGGATGGAGTTTACACTCGGAACAGACTTCAGCTTTAACCGCCGGTTCCCATTAATTCGCGTAATGAAAGATTTCTGCCCTTTCAAATTCAAAGGCATTCAATGCGGATATAAGGGTGATGCTGGCGAATGTAATAAGACACTAGCACGATGTCGAGAACTTGGTAATAGTACAAGGTTCGGCGGAGAGCCTACTATTCCGCAGGGGGGCTTATATGCATCCAACAAATGATTTTACTGATTTACTCGGCACGCCTTTTGAACAGATGAAATGCTGGGAATTGGTGGCCGAGGTATATCGGCGCTCTGGTATCGAACTGCCCAATTATACCGACGTACAAATGGGAGATTGGCAGGAAATACGAGAACCAGGTGAAATGAACGTTCTTGTATTTGCGCTGTACGGCAAGGAACTTGATCACGTAGGGGTTTATATAGGCAGCGGAAACTTCATTCATGCAACGCAAAAGTCAGGGGTGTGCATCGAACACATTTCGAAATACGTGCCTCGGTTAAGGCATATATACAGGTGGAAAGGAGACACGAATGGTTAATGTAATCATCGTCAAGAATCCGTTTAAACCGGAACAACATGAAACTCAATATATGCCATTCAAAAAGGGTAAGCCAGTCAGTCACTATCATAAGGCACCAGGTGAATGGGTGTATTCGATTAACGGCCATGAGGTAACTCTCGATACGATTGTTAATGATGATGACTATATCGTGGCTATGCCTAAAATTGAAGGTAAGTTCTTCGGTGTATTGCTATCAATCGGTATGGCTGTATTCACAGGCGGTATCGCATCCGGTGCTATATTCGGCATCCAAAGTTTAATCTGGAGAACAGTCCTCTCAATGGCAATCGGCATGATTGGGAACGCTGTCATATCTAAACTGACAGCACCTAAAGTTGACCGGTCTAATTCCGAGCAGTCCACCACTTATGGATGGGGTGGCACCAAGACTGTAACCGGACAAGGTTATCCACTCGCCGTGACCTACGGCCGCATGAAATCAGCAGGCATGCTGCTATCTCGTCACGTGATTAGTGATGGTGATAAGCAGTATCTTAACTTGCTATATTGTGCCGGTGAGGGTGAGTTATCTAAGATTGAGGATATCCGTATCAACTCTAATCCGATTTCTAATTATAAAGACGTGCAAGTCGATATCAGGCTAGGCACAAATGATCAGACTGTTATTCCTAACTTCAACGATAACTTTGCGGACCAGGGTTTAAACTATGAACTCAAAAGCGACTGGAGCGTACAACAAGTGCAGGGCGACGCTTGCGATGCTATTGAGCTAACAATCGGATTCCCTAACGGGTTGTACTACTCTAATGACAGCGGCGGAATGGATAAAACCTCTGTTACTGTGGATGCTGAAATTCGCAAAGTAGGAACACAAGAATGGCAAACTTTGCCATTAGCCAACAATAAAGGCCTATCCGGGCACGTTAAGAAAAAACCAAAACAATGGTTTTTCATCGATAAATCTAATCGAGATATAGCTAATTCAAATTATGCAGGCCATATTTGGGAGGCTACAAACTCCGCATTTTATCGTGTGTTCAGATTTGATAATCTTGAAAAGGCAAAATATGAAGTCCGCATGCGCTGTTCTGGTAAGGACGGTACGAGCCTACGTCATGTTAATAAGGTGTATTGGACTCAGTTAACCCAGATTATCTATGACGATTTCGTGCATCCAGGCAAGGCACTTATAGGGATTAAGGCTTTGGCCACATCCCAGTTAAGTGGTTCTGATCCAGATGTATCCTGGATTCAGGAACGTAACAAAGTATGGGTATTTAATCCGTACAATAATCAATATGAGGAAAAACCGGCTGATAATCCTGCATGGGCAGCCTATGACCTGTTGCATATATGCCGTAAGATTGGCGGCGAGTATGTTGTATTTGGTCAACCATACGGACGTATCGATTATGATGCGTTTAACGCTTGGGCTGAAAAGTGTACGTTAAATAAATTCACGTTTAACTATATCTTTGATACCGCAACTCGCCTATGGGATGCACTCAAATATCCTGAAACGGTAGGACGCGGCAAAGTCATTCCTGCGGGAACACGATTCACCTGCGTGAGTGACTATCAATCCTCTCCGGTCCAATTGTTTACTGTGGCCAATATCAAATATGGCAGCTTTACGGAAGAATTCCAAGGCGTAGAGGCTAGGGCTAATTCGATTGAACTGTCCTTCATTAACAAGGACAAGGATTATGAACGTGATGTAATTCCGGTGTACGGTGATACATACGACGAATCTAACTCACTTACTAATCCTGCTCAAATCGAGCTCATGGGATGTACTAGTCTGGAACAAGCCTACCGACATGGTAAGCATTATCTCAGATGTAACAAGTACGAAGTACGTACGGTAACATTTGAGGCTTTCACGGATGCGATCGCTTGTACTGTTGGCGACATTATCCTCGTGCAGCATGACGTCCCTGAATGGGGCGAAGGTGGCCGAGTGGTTGCCGTTAACGGGCAAACGATTACGCTTGACAAGGAAGTTACAACGCAACCCGGTAAGCAGTATCAGTTATTAGTTCGTAACAATACAACTGATGTGGTAACAACCTACAACGTAGTTAGTGTGTCTGGTAACAATGTCACAATCAGGGAAACTATACCTGTGCAAAAGGATTGCATATACGCATTCGGTGAGATTTCAAAAGCAGCCAAACCGTTTAGAGTCCTTGCCATTACTGAAGGTCATTCTGAAATGACACGTAAAATCCAATGCATGGAGTATTACCCAGAATTGTACGCTGCAGATGATGGGCATATCCCAAGTATCAATTATGCTAATCGCGGCGCCTCCGATATCCAAGATATCGGACTTGTGAGTGATGTGTACGGTGCAAATGGTATTATGTATTCTCGCATTGCCGTATCGTGGCAATTACCTCGAGATGGAAAAGTGACAAACGTAGTCGTGAATTTCCGCAATACGAAAAGTGATACTTGGACGTATGTTGGTAATTTCCCTTCCTCTGCTAACGGAACTGCGATAACAGATGTATTGTTAGGTGCGAATTACGAGGTGCGTGTACAAGCAATTAACGATTTAGGACAACTGACTACTGGTATTACGAAATCAATTAACATACCTAAAATGCAAGCTCCTGAGGATGTGCAAAATTTGCACGTACTCAGCCGATACAATCAGACTGCAGATAAAAACGTGTACTATGATTTGCAAGTACTATTCGACCTGCCTGCTAATCCAGCTAACTTCGACGTGGCTGAAGTATGGTATATGCTAACCGCTAAAAGTGGTAAGCCGATAACCGGCCAAGAATGGCAGTATGCAGGAAGTAGTACGAGCCAAGTGATCATTAAGGCATTAGGCCCGGGTGAGACATATCGAATTAAAGCTGTATCCGTTGACCGATTTGGCAATCGGGCGGAAACTGCTCAAATGGTAGATGTAGAAGTCAAACCTATGGACGCTATTCCTGATATGCCTAAGAACTTCACGATGTCCTTTGACCGTGAGGCAAAGGCGAAATGGAGCGAAGTTCTTAATGCGGATGTAGATTATTACGAACTCCGTACTGACAATAATCCAGGCAATGACTCTACGGCATTATTGGCAAGGGTAAAGGGTACTACTGCAACGCTCACGTTAACTAAACGTGCAGATACAGTATATCTATTTGCTAAAAGTACACTCGGTAAGTATTCAACACCGGCACGGTATGATTACAACTTGCCACAACTCGATAAACCTGAAGTAGTGGCCAAGAGTACGATCAATGGCATTAATCTATACTTCTCGGCTAAGCCTGCGCAGGCCTATGCTATTCGATGCCACGTTGTAGGTGATACCAGGACAGATGATTTGGAAACAACAAGCACCATGCTTACCTATTCTAATGAACCTGGTATTTACACAGTACGATGTGCGTTCGTCGATGTGTTTGGGGAAGGTAAACTCGATGAGCAAATGGTGACAATTAAAGCTACCATTCCAAAGGAAATGCTAGATAGAGAGTCGCTAGGGTTAGCCGAGTTTGATAAACGTGTTAACGAACTCAGTGCAGAGTTCAATAAAGTCTCTCACGAATACAGTACAAAAGTCGAAAATCTACGAGAAGATGTAGAAACTCGTATAACTCAACTCGATAATGGTATCGACCTTAAAGTTACAAAAGGTCTCAAAGCATTAGATGGGAATGCTATTCTATCAAGAATAAACCTTTATGAAGGCGGCGTTAAGATTGATGGTAAATTAATTCATATTACTGGTGATACTCTCATAGATGGGAATATCATCACGAATAAGATGCTGCAAGCCAATTCCGTAGATGCTACAAAAATAAAGGTTGATAGCTTATCTGCCTTATCTGCATATATCGGTGGCACACTCCGAGGCGGTAAGTTAATTGGCACTGAAATCCAAAACGAATCAGGCACCTTTAAAGTAGATGCACAAGGTAATATTTATGGGGTAAATATTACGGGGTCCCGAATTGATGCCGATAGTGTCTACGCCGAAGGTCAACAATTAAAGCCCGTGTATGTAAAACGCCTAGATGTCAGCAGTGGCGATAAGATTGAATTACCGGCAGGATATTCGTGGGATAAGACGCTGATTTTCTTGCGATGGATTTCCGGCGCTATGGACAACGATTATTATGCATTCTCCGGGCAAAATATGGGACAAAATGAAGTTGACGCCATCCAACGCATAGCGCAAGAGCGTTTTAAAATCACACTAAACATGAGAGCTGGTTGGGGCATGAATGGGTTTGGCAACGATCTGGTGCAAGATAATGTTAGTGGAGCGAACGAGGATATAGCTAGTAAGAATGGCGGACGATTCATATCGTTCAATCAAGGCCGTCCAGTATATGGTGTCGTGCAGTATTCAAGTGTATCAGGCGAACGTCCACCTGTATTTAGTGTCAGCATAAGTCAAAGTAACAGTTCTCATTATAAGGGAAATCCAACAACGTTATTTGCTTTAGGTGTAACCGAAAAAGGTTATTTCTATTATGGTAAGATGTCCGCTCGTCAAGGTGGTTGGGGCCGTGCAGGTATTACAATAATGTCGTTCTGGTAATGAGGAGGTGCATATATGAAGGAATACGATTTTGACCTACATGTGGGTCAAGACTACGGGCTAACCTACGTTATCGAAAACAGCGAGTCCTATGATGGATATACTGCAATCATGAAAGTTAGGAGAAAGCCTGACACAAATGAAGTGTTATCCATAAACGGCGTGATAGAGAATAACCGTATCACATTCCGTATTAACGGTAATGATACAGTTAGTAAGGTGGACGCTAAAGGAATCCACCAATATGATGCATTCATTTACAACGATGATCACAGCTTGAAATTAGGTTTTGGTGAAGTCAATATCATTCAAGATATTGCACGTCATTAATGAAAGGGGATTATATCATGGCAGAAGAACAAGTAATTAATTTGAAAATTCAGGGCAGTCCGGTATTTAAATTAGAGGGACAAAATGGTAAAAGTGCATATGAAATATGGTTAGAAGAAGGGAATACGGGAACAAAAGACGACTTCCTCAACTCCTTGAAAGGCACTAATGGTAGTCCAGGCTTGCCCGGTAAAGATGCAACAGCTGATGGTGCCTATGAAATGTTGTTAGGCTTGAATGTTTATTGCGAAAATAGCACTCCAAATGAAGTCCTAAAAGGTCTTATTCGTGGCTTAGGTGATGTCATTAAAAAGCAACCTAAACCATTTATCTTCAAACGACCATCGCAAGGACAAACCTATATCAGTGTATCTGGTACACCATACTTCAGAGTGGCATTACTTGGTCGAGGATTTGCTGCAGCAGTTAGCCTTGATGAAAACGGCGTTGCACAAATTCCATTAGATGAACCATTTAACACTAAGGATGTTGAGTTAGAATACTTTAATATGCTCGGTAGTATCGTTGGGACGTATCGTGTATCTGGCTATGCATCTGGTGAAGTTACAGGCCCAGACTTTGGGGCATTCGTTAAAGATGTTCAATTAACATCAGATCATTTAACAGTAGGGGCAACTGTTGCAGGCATAGGTAAAGTATATGAAAAAGGTGTTAAAGTTATACCTACATCGCTAGAAACGCAAGATAAGCTGCATTTAGATACTACCCTTGGCCTAATGATTGAATCTGTTCGAGAAAATAGAAATATCGAAATTGCGGAGTTGGATTTGTCCAAACTTCCGGAGAATCCTGAGACCGGTGGTAATTATCCGGAAGCAGGCAACGATTTAAATTCTATCGTATCGAATGCAAATGCTACTATTATCAAGGTAAACCGCGGACAAGTCGTTACTCCTGGCGCAGGGCCTTTTAATCCTCCTAAAACAGGGGTAGCTACATCAATCAAATTTACGGGCGTTAAAAATAAGAAGATTCAATTCAACGGCTCCGAACTTATCACTATGGAACAAGGTGCTGACTACGAATATGTATTTGCTACCGATACGATTAATAAAGTAGGTTAATTTCCTATAGGATAAGAAAGGAGTTCATGAATGGACGAAATTAGATTATTGCTAATGGACTTCGGAATTCCGCCGTATTTCGCGGACATTGGATTCTGGGTAACCCTGTTAGGGGTCATCTGGGCCGCCCTTAGGGGTTCGTTTCGTGCCATGGTGTGGTTCTTAGAACATACTTCGCTAGTTGCGGTTAAGCAAGAATTAGATGACCATTTGGCTCGACGTATGGATAAGCAACGTAAGGACTATGACGATAAGCTATCCGATGCTATCAACAGCATCGCTGATTTAACAAAAAGCAATCAGGAAATACTAAAGCAATTGGTCAAGCTGGAAGAACGAGATGCAGCGAAATTTCATAGACTTAATAACCTCGAAACCACAGTTCAGAGTCTGAGTACTGAACTGATGCATATCCAAGTTCTAAACAATATGCCAATAGGAAGAAGTATCACACTTAACACGGACGATATAGGAGGTGACTGATAATGAAATATCAAATCATGAACCGTCTGAAATCCGCATATAGTGCTGTTCGTGTTGCTAATATTAGACCTACTGGAGTACTAGCGACACGGATTCTAGTACTTGTTATGCTAATTCCTATTTGGCTAGTCATAACAGAGTATGTTATGGCATTTGCTAGAGGTTATGTATCAAGTGAAACTAATAAGCTGATTGATGTTGGGCTCAATATCATTGACCACATATTCATTCCTAGCGTATTGACAGCCGTAGTAGGCTTTCTAGGACTTTGGTTGGATAGAAACAATAATGGTGTCCCTGATAAATTAGAAGGAGGTAGTAGTAATGACGAAAATATTTATAAATCCAGGTCATGATATTGACCTGGACTCTGGAGCAGTAAATCCTAACACAGGACGTCGTGAATGCGACGTTGCTCGTGATGCGGGTAAGTTATTGGCGTGTTATTTACAAACAGCAGGTTGTGAAGTGCGCACCCTGCAAAATGATGACTTAGGTCTTGTATGTGAAACTTCTAATGAATGGGGCGCAGATATATTTGTGTCTCTGCACTGCAATGCGTTCAATACGCAGGCACGTGGCACTGAAACATTGTACAAGTCTTTCAACGGCCAACGTCTAGCGAACGACATCCAATCGCAAATCATCCGTAGTATTAATACGGTTGATCGAGGCGTTAAGGAACGTCAAGATTTATGGGTATTAAACGGCACAGATGCAACAGCCGTGTTAGTTGAAATGGCATTCATTGATAATGATGAAGATCTAGCACTACTTAACAATGACCTTGATACAATTGTGCGTGCTATCGCAAGGGGAATTACGGATTATGCAATAGGAGGGGTATGATGTATGACAAAATCAAAGTATTATTTAATCACCCTACTTACCGCAATATTGTTATCGGTGGTATTGGGCTCGTCATCATCCTTTGCATCGGATACATATTCTACCAATCAAACGGAAGCGACTATCAGCGTACCATTAACGCAGTGGAACGAGCTCAAAAGCAACAACGAGAAAGCGTTGAACTTAATCGAAGCGTCCAACGTTCCATTGACAGAAGCACAGACTATAGCCGTGAAGCAGCGACAAGAATTGAACGAAGCACACAATACAATCGACAAATTAACGACCGAATTGGACAAAGCCAAAGCGGACTTAGCGAAGCAAGAAGTTACCTTGAACGAAATGCAGAACTCTTTGACCGAATTGAAAGGGCAAATCGAAAACGACAAGAAAACTATCAAACGACTACGGATGCAACGCAACATATCACAGATATTAGGAGCGGGTGCGACAATCGGAGTAGTAATTCATCGATAACTGAGAGGTGATCCATACATCTCCCTACCATACGAGGGCGGACGTATGGATTGACTGACATAAAAGGCCTATCACAACACAGTTAAATGTGAATTTGTGATAGGCCTTATTTTTTTTGAAAATTTATAAAAAAGTATTTGCATTTACATCGAATTAGATGTATAATAAAGTCAAAGATAAGGGAATAAAGAGATTCCCTAAGTTATAAAAAAGGAGAGTTTAAAATGAAAAAATTTATTAACGACAGATTTAATGAGGCTATTGCTTGTGCTGGCGCAAAAATTCGAGAAGATCATTACGAATATGTAGAAAGTATCTTCGACGAAATCACCCCATATGGTTGGGAAAGCCACTGTGCGGATGGACATCGTATGGAAGAAGAAAACACTTCCGATGTACTCCGTAGACATTACGGAAGAATTGGCTCGCACGATAGAGTGTTTGGGTTTTGTTTCAACCCAACTAAGTTAGAGGTGTAGAATGACTAAATCAACATGGGGCAAATAAGGAGGTACTTATGGAGTTCGAGGACGTTATGACCTCCGCGGAAGCAGCGGAACGTTGGGGAATTAGCCCTGTTACAGTAAAGCAGGCGTGCTCTGGTCAACGGAACACGCCACCTAGATTCACATCAGATGAGTGTAGAAAATCAAAAGGTACCTGGCTAGTGTCTCGCCAAGGTATGGAGCGATTATATGGGGAGGAACCTAAAATGTTAAAAGTTTACAGTTTAAATGCATTGAAACCTTGGTTCATGGGAATCGCAGAAACCTATAAGGACGCCTGGGAAATGATATATGAACGTGAAATGCGCCAATCACCTTGTATTGGTAAATGGGACAAGGCTCAATGGGAAGAGTGCAATATGCAAGATGAATTTCCTGATTTCAAATGGCCTGAAGGTGTTGATTACGTTTGGACAGCCGACTGGATAGCTGAAGTTATTCTCGATCCGAAAGAATATAACGAGGAAGGTGTAAGAGGTCTTATCGACGATTTAATGCTATCTTATAAAATTGAAGAAATAGCGGATTAAGCTCGTTATAATTCGTTTAAAGTTAGAACAGTTGCTCAACTGTTGCTCAACTTCTAAAAGTTGAGTATGTGGATATGTTAATAAAATAGAGGGTTTATATAATTTTATGGATATGTTGTATAAACAGATACAATAATGCTATAAAGCCGGTAAATATGCGTATTTACCGGCTTTATTTATTTACAAATTGTTTTAGATTTTTTGAAATCAACTCGGTTGCTCAACCGTTGCTTAACTTTTGGCGAAAGTTAAAGATACGTAATCCTCGCCTAAAAGGCTATCCTTATCAGGTAATTTATTTACTGCCGCCACTAGCTCAGATACATCTTTGTGGATATATACTTGATTTGTTACATCCGAATGTCGATGACCTAATATAGTTTTTGTCGTAGCTTCCGATATACCAATATGAATTAATAGAGTAGCGCATGTATGCCTTCCATCGTGCGGGAGGTGCCCAGGGAAATACTTGTTTAAGTAGGTTCGAATGGCTACTAATAAGTGCTTAGGTGTATCTTTCGGTAACAAATACTCGTGTCGTTGGAAGCTACTTATCTTATACCACTCTTTAATAAATGGCAGGATAGATTCTGCGATTGGAATGATGCGGTTTTTACCTGCTGCAGTTTTACTTCCACCGATCATATATCTATCTTTGATATAGACATCTTTTAGTTTAATGCTTTGGATTTCACCTGGCCGCATTCCTGAGTATATGTACACTAATAATATGCGGGCGTCCCGATCTGCTTCTGCCAACTCCCATAAACGAGATATCTCAACAGGTGTAAAAGGTTTATGGATTTCAGACTTTACCTTTTGAGGAAGTGTTACAAGCGCAGCATAGTTCTTATCAACGATATCATTTTTTATAGCTGCGTCAAAAGTTGCTTTCATAGCAGTTTTAATTTGTACTAAGGTTGTATGGCTTTTATCCGCATATCTATCAATGACATCTTGCATATGCGCGAGTCTTATGTCCTTGATAGGTATTTTTAGTAAATGCTCAACCTTCTTTTTATTATACAGATATCCGCCTTTTTCTAAAATAACCCCTTTACGTATCTTATCTTCAATCATCCACTCCCAGCATTGGCCAAAGGTCGTATCCTTGACTTCATATTGCGGAGCGTTGGCGTCATAAGCTGATAAGGCATTATACGCTTCTTTTTGCGTCGCAAAGGTGCCTATTGATTTCCGTAAGGGTTTACCCTCAGAATTATATCCAAGAGTCACCACAGCTCGATATGGCTTACGTAGGGCCTTATGTTTCATCTTATACACGGTGCCAGTACCATTGGCACGTTTCATAGCCATAATTTCATACCTCCTAAAATACCCCTATCTGAGTAGTATCGGATAGGGGCTTTACGTTTATTAATCACTTGTCTTATAGACTAATTTATTTTCTTTATCCATAAGTTCTGCTAATTTATCAGTGGTAATAGGTATTTCAATTTTATCGCCATTTCCATTAATAAATTTAATAGTATACGGTGGGTTCATAATTATTTGTTTAGGTATTGCATAGTAGACAAGGGCATAGCTATGCGGCATCATATCATAGATTTTGGTATTCATCGCTACTGGGATTATATACTGATTGTCCTTTTCTATAAGTAATCGTTGTGATGGTAGTTGAGGCATTACTGTACCGGCTAATGGATTCTTTAGATGAAGTGCATATGTAGCTATGTATACATAATCATTACTGTTTAGTATGGCTTTCTTAAAAGATTCGTCTGGAAAAATCAGACGATCGTCTTTGGAATATGATACATATTTAGTGATTGTAGCTGGGGTAATTAATACCGCGGCGCCACCAGCTCCACTCCGAAGTTCAACTCCATAATTAATTGGGCTTTCAAGTTTACGATCAGTTTTATAATTTTGCCCGGTGCTCCAGATTTTATCATACGTTTCTGGGGATACATCAATAAATTGTGCAAATGAAGAACTAGCAACTGTTGCAAATAATGCCGCGATAGATAAAATTTTATAGAATTTCATTGTTTATCTCCCTTATTAATCTCCCATATTAATCTCTTACAAAGTCACATTGTACATAACAACCTTACCAATCAGGTATAAGTCATCTGTATTCTCGTAACTAAATATGATGTCCCGAAATGCCATATCCGAGCTATCAGGTTTAAATACAAATTCTTTATGTTGTTTATCATTGTAGAATCTTTTAACTGTATAATCCCCTCCATTCTTAATAACTACAATATCTCCGTCATGGATATCTGGCAGTTCTATATTTCTTAATACGGCGATAATAGCGCCGTTTTGGATAACGTTGTTCATGCTTTCACCGTTAACCGGCATAAGTATAATATTCTTATTGCCTGCGTAACGACCCATCATGAAATCAGGGACAGATATAGTAGGCATGAAGTTAATGGCGTCTATCGTGGTTAACGCGCCCGCTGATACAGATGCAGGTACGTATTTGTAATTGTTGAGGTGAACCATATCTATAAACGCATCAGATTCTGCGTCAAAACGGCTGGCTGATTCGAACTGTTCAAATTTGTCTGAATCGCCGTTAAACACGCTCGGGATATATTCATCATACATGTCGTTATCCTTATAAAACTGGGACAAACTTTTACCATATACATCGCATAATTTTTTGAGTAAAAACAAATTAATGGGCTCTATCTCTGCCTCATAATCCTCAAGGTCTTTCTTGGGGATTTTTGTTATTTTTGACAGGTCCGAAAGGGATAAACCTGAGTTCACTCTTTCATTGATTAGCGCCCCCGGGATGCGGTCATCGGCTATCAAGTCCGAATCTGTTAGGTAATCAACAGTAACATCATAACGTTCCGCGATGCGCTTTAGCAAATCCAAAGGAATTTGTCTCTTTTCAGATTCATAATTACTTAATGTATTTTGAGCAACACCTAAGTCTTCGGCGAACTGTAGTTGACTAAGCCCTAACATGTGGCGTAATTGTCTTAATTTCATAAGTCTTCCTCCTTAAAAGTCTCCCTGCTTACACAATATCACATATAGCGATATTTTTCAAATATATTGTTGACGATAATCTCAAATTGAGATATACTAATATCACAAATTGAGATATTTTAGATGTAAAGGGAGGTGATTGGATGAGACAGTACTTGATTGATGCCAGAAATAAAAAAGGGCTCACCCAGGTTGAGGCGGCAAGTAAGCTTTTTATGTCTCAAAATTATTTATCAAATTTAGAGACTGGCAAAAGACAGAAAAGCCTTAGCGTGGCAACTTTAAAGGCGTTCTCAAAAGTTTATCAGATTCCGTTGGCTGATTTAATCGCATCAGAATCTGCATATGGAAATACCTAATAGGTAACGAAATTAAAAGAAATGAGGACAGCTAATGACAGATATGGAAATTTTGTATAATGCTTACCGTGATAGCGGGTTACAGACCAACGAGGAAATGGAAAATTTACTTGGATGGCCGAACGGTAAGATTAGAACCATGAAAGCCCGGCTAAAGGCTAGAGGCCTTATCGACTATGAATTCGGCAAGCCAGTTACGATTTTAAAGCCGTATCGAGAAGATGTGGAAAAGCCAGAAAGCTTCAAAGCAGCTATATACCGAGAGATGTTAGAAGTTTACATGGATGATTTCCGTAATCAAGATACTTTTAAAGATCGTTTACAAGTAGGCCAAGAAATCAGAATGATCTTGAAGGTTATATGAAAAGGAGGGGCAGTGCACATGATTAGAAAAGTGATTTCGGTCGCCCAGATGTCGACTGTCCTTGGTGTTAGCCTAACAGCTATCCGAGAGGGCATCGCAAGAGACCGATTCCCGTTCGCATACGCCTGGCAGTCGCCAGGTAAGAAATCCCGTAGCTTTGTTATCGACAAAGAAGGGTTTAGGACGTTCCTTGTCCATTCACTTGGATGGGATGTGAAAGTAGTTGATGCGGAGTTTAAATCCGCTGGAATTCATTAGGAGGAATTAATCATGACATGGATTGACGCAGGAATGCATTTGAGTTTAGCTGCAGCAGCAGTAGCATCTATTTTATCAATGGTGACGATATAAAGGAGATCAATTTATGGGATATATGTTGTTTGGGGCATTTTTGGTCGTAGGTTCTATGGGAGCCTTAGAAGTTGACCATATCGGATGGGAACAGTTTTTACTACAATCGTTCATCGGATTCGCCGTATCCCTATACGGTTTTTACAAAGATAAAGCCGAAATGGATGCTGAGGAGCAGGAAGATGTCACACACATCCCAAGAGTGAGAACTCACGGCGATTATTGTAAAAACCCTTATTATAACTAAAAGGAGACAGAAAATGACAAAACCTTATATCAGCAAACAAAAAGTAAGGGACTTCGTATCCCGTATTAGTTCTGATAAAACCGATGCAATTGAAAATGAATATGAAGCGCTATTAACTAAAGAAATTAAATCACTAGATGCCTTTAAGCGTTTAGAAGATGCTCTATCCGAAGCACGGAAAGCAGCTATGGAAATTAGGCAAGCGGGATTTGGCGGTAGCGTTTTGGCTAATATGCCGACTTCGGATTTTTTAATCGATCGCATAATTAGTCGGGGTAAAAGTTTCTATCATGAACCACCAAAAGCAGGGGCTGCTATTTGTAAGCTCCTAAAGCCGTTCTTGGAACGACTAACCAAAGTACGCAATGCTAGACAAAGTGCATACAGAATTATTGATGAGGCGCAAACAGGTCGCGCTGCTGCGGATGCATTAAAAGAAGCAGGTCTAGATTATTACACATGGGAAGCTAGAAAGCCTGAGAGGGTGCTTGATTTAAGCGCTTTGAAGGGTGGTGATTAAATTGCGAAATTGTAGTATCTGCCCGAATCGAGACTACTGCATTCCTGATGAATGCGAGGATTTGGGCATGAAAAATGAGCCTGATGATGCGGCAACATCAACAAGCTCAAATTAGAAAAATATTATTCTAGGTTGATTATATCTAAAGGAGGACGTATTTGCAACAATATGAAGAGTTTATATCCGCTAAATCTAAAATGTCGGAATCTCACGGATTTGATATTGATACAGGTATGCTCAACAAACATTTATTTGACTTCCAACGAGATATCGTTAAATGGGCCTTGGCAAAAGGTAAAGCTGCCATATTCGCAGATTGTGGATTAGGTAAAACTTTAATGCAGCTGTCCTGGGCGTATGAGATTTATCTACACACGGGTGGATCAGTACTCATATTAGCACCACTAGCTGTGGCCGCTCAAACACAGTCCGAGGGTGAACGTTTCGATATTCCTGTGACTATATGTGAATCTGATGATGATATTGTGCCAGGCGTTAATATTACAAATTATGAGAAATTGGGGCGATTCAATACCGATAATTTGATAGGTGTCGTGCTTGATGAATCGAGTATCCTAAAGTCATTTACTGGTAAAGTACGTACGGATTTAATAAATCGATTCAGTAATACACCATATCGGTTGGCATGTACGGCAACACCTGCACCGAATGACTATATGGAGCTTGGTAATCATGCGGAGTTCCTCGGCATCATGAGCCGTAATGAGATGTTATCTATGTATTTCACGCACGATGGTAGCGATACCGCTAAATGGCGATTAAAAGGTCATGCAGAGAATACCTTTTGGGAATGGATGGCGTCATGGGCAGTCGTGTTAGACAACCCGGCATCCCTGGGGTATGAAGATGATGGCTATGAATTGCCTGAGTTACAAGTACATGAAATCGTAGTTGATAAAACTGGCGAAGATGTCCCTACTTTATCATTATTGGAACGCCGCAGAGCCCGCAAGGCATCTCTTGAATCAAGATGTAGAGCAGCAGCAGATTTAGTCAATGCATCTAATGAGCAATGGCTAGTGTGGTGCGACCTTAATGATGAATCGACTACTCTGAAAGAAATGATTGATCTCGCAGAGGACGTCAAAGGTAGCGATAAGGCGACTCGAAAGCAGGGCATGATGTTAGGTTTTGGTTCTGGATTCCTAAAATGCTTGGTAACAAAACCAAGTATCGCCGGATTCGGAATGAACTGGCAAAACTGCCACAATATGATTTTTGTTGGACTATCCGATAGTTATGAACAGTATTATCAAGCGCTTCGCCGATGCTGGCGATTTGGTCAGAAGCATGAGGTGAACGCCTATATCGTAATTTCCGAAAAGGAGGGCGCGGTTAAGGCGAACATCGAACGTAAGGAAGCGGATGCTATAAAAATGAGGAACGCTATGATTGCGCTAACCCGTGACGCTGTTCGTACTGAATTATCTAAAACTAGACGGGAATCAACGGAATACAATCCGCGTATACCGATGATGCTACCTAACTGGGCAGAAATGAGGGCTGTTATATGACTAAGATTTACGTAAGCCATCCATTCGGAGGATTGGCTAAAAATAAAAAGAATGCTGACTCTGTATTAAAGTGGCTGCAGGACGATATGGGCGTATTTCCGATAAAGGAACCTTTTGGCAGTGATACGCATAACATATTCCTATCACCTATACATATGTTTGGGCATTTATATAACAAGGTTGATTATGATACCGGCATAGGCTGGTGTATTGACCTTCTAAGTGGTTGTGATGCAATCATAATGTGCAACGGATGGGAGAACTCAACCGGGTGCAATCTGGAGCTAGCTTATGCTAAGGATCATAACATAAGAGTCATCCATATCAATGAATTAAAAGCAGCCAGATTAACTAGATTATCTGTTGATGCAGGTATGGATAAAGCTATAGCTGCCCTGGGTGGATTTGCAATGCTGCAAGCGCTAAATAAGAAAGCAAAGGAGGACCTACAACGTGAACGTGCTAAATCAGTTAATTGAATCCCGATTTGCAATCTATAATGGCGACTCAGTAGAAGTGCTGAAAGGGCTGCCTGATGATAGCGTTCATTACTCCATATTTAGCCCTCCATTTAGTAGCTTGTATGTTTACTCAAATTCCGATAGGGATATGGGAAACTCATCTACTGATAGTGAGTTTTGGCAGCACTTCAAGTACTTGATAACAGAACTATACCGCGTAATAATGCCTGGGCGATTAGTATCAGTTCATTGTATGGATTTGCCACTCACGAAATCTAGGGACGGTGTTATCGGAATGAAAGATTTTCCTGGTGACATTATTCGAGCCTTCCAGGATGCTGGATTCGTGATGCATTCCCGAGTCACGATTTGGAAAGATCCTCTTGTTGAGGCTACTCGGACAAAGGCGCTAGGGCTTTTACACAAGCAGATTGTAAAAGATTCTGCCATGTGTAGAATGGGGGCACCTGATTACATCGTGACATTGCGTAAGCCTGGTGACAATCCTGAGCCCATCGCACACCCGGAAGGATTTACTCAGTTTTTTGGTCAAGAGGAACCTGAGGGCATCAAAGGAGTTGAAAGACCTGCGCCCGATCCTGAGTTGTTTGATAAAAAGCAAAAATACAATACGGAGCCTATGTATAGCCATCAAGTATGGCGCCGATATGCTAATCCCGTATGGGCCGATATCCGCCAAACACATACGCTGAATTATAAAGCAGCTCGTGATAATAAGGACGAGCGTCATATTTGCCCGCTACAGCTAGATACTGTGGCTCGATGCATCGAATTGTGGAGTAATCCGAATGATATCGTACTTGATCCGTTTGCTGGCATCGGTACTGTACCAGTTATGGCACTTCGTATGGGGCGTAGGGCTTTAGGTTTTGAGTTAAAAGAATCGTATTACAACCAATCAATTATTAATATTCAGGAGGATTTAAACAATGATTAAAGTTGAAGTTCAAGGAGTTAATGTACTAGATGTATATAACCAGCTAAAAGCTGTGATAAATCAATTCAGAAGTTTTGTAGATAACGACAGGGCGATGGATGATAAAGCTCCTGGCATAGTAGATACAGTGGTATCTACAGTAGCGACACCGTCCGTGTGCGTATCTAATCTTACACCACAAGATACGAATCAAGGTGTGCCTACTACAACAATAGCAGCGCAACCAAACTCCGTATCCATGACATCACCTAATGCAGCTGTACAAGTTACTCCTACTCAAGTAGCCGTTACAGCACCAACTATCAACGTGGCCACTGATGCCCAAGTACAAGCTGCAGCACCTTTGCAAACACCTGTTACCGCTCCGGTATCTCAAGAAGTTAAAAAGTATACATTGCCTGAAATTCAAGCGGCGCTTGCACCATTACTTGACGCAGGAAAAGCTGTAGAATTGCAACAATTAATGGCACAATTCGGTGTTCAATACTTAGGTGAAGTACCTGAGGACAGATACCCTGAATTAGTAAATGCAATTAGAGGATTGGGGGCAAGAATCTAATGGCACCTCGATCACATGCATTATTAAACGCATCGGGATCGCACCGGTGGCTGCATTGTACAGCCGCCCCTCTCCTAGAGGAGAACTTTCCCGATAGTACATCTATGTATGCAAAGGAAGGAACCCTGGCACACGAACTTTGTGAGTTAAAACTACAGAA